AATGCCACAAGTTAATATGTACTTACAAACTGCTGTTTTAGTTTTAACAATAGTATTAGTAATAATTCAGATATACCAAAAAACAAAATGATACCTAAAAACGGAACATTTAGATTTTTATTACACTTTTCAGGTGCTTTACTTGTATTCTTTCTTATAGTAGGAATACTTGTATACTTGACAGAATATACAATACCTGAAGAAAATGCTTCTATAGTAAACACACTAATAGGTATGATAGCTGCAAGTGTGGCTATGATCATTTCAACTATTACTGGTAGAAACCCTGATGAACTAGAAAGTGCAAAGAAAAAAATAAGTTCACTAGAAATGAAAGTAGATATGCTAGTAAGCCAAAAAGATAGTTTAGAAAATTTGGTAATAGAAATGCAAAAAGATAGTATAGAAAAGTTATCTTTGATGAGTACAGTATGGATAGATGATTTAAGAAAAAATGCAACTAAAAAACTTTAAACTTGAAGAATTTGATAGCCCTGACTTTAAAGGTTCAGGTAAAAATATGGATGCTAATTTTATGCAGTTACTTGACAGGGCAAGAACTGAAGCAGGAATACCATTTAAAATCAATAGTGGATATAGAACAGAAAGCCACAATGCAAAAGTGGGTGGAAAACCTAAAACAAATACAAGCAAAGGAAGTAGCCACATGTATGGACTTGCAGCAGATATTGCGTGTACCGATTCTGTTACAAGATCAACAATTATTGCTGCACTTATTAAAGTTGGATTTAAAAGAATTGGAATTGCAAAAACATTTTTGCATACGGACTTGGATAATGATAAACCCAACGCAATTTGGCTTTACAGCTAAAACAGCTTTAGTAGGAAATACACATGATAAAATTACTGTTAGGTTTATTAAAAGGTGGTAACAAAGAAAAATCTAATTTAGGTTCACTTGCTTGGGAAATAAGAGAAGCTATAAAAGGCAAAGAACTTGATCCAAACGAACTTATACAAATACAAACAAAGATAAATGAAATTGAAGCAAAGCACAGAAGTGTTTTTGTTGCAGGTTGGCGACCTTTTGTGGGTTGGGTTTGTGGTATAGCACTTGCATATAATTTTATAATTAGAGATTTATTTATATGGGCTTTACAACCTGAAGAAGTACCCCCTGCTTTACAGATGGAACACTTAATGACTGTGCTAATGGGTATGTTAGGGTTAGGTGGTTTAAGAACATTTGAAAAAATCAAAGACAAAACAAGATAATGGCAAGACAACAAATAAGCACTTATAAGGCACGAAAAAAAGTAAAACGACCAAATGTGCATGCCAAGACCAAAACAAGCAAAATAAAGGGTTCTAAACACTACAGAAAGGCATACAGGGGGCAAGGTAGATAACAAACTTGACATTGTAAAAAAAAACGACTAACTTTGGTGGGCTAGTGGGAATATATGCCTAAAAGAAAATTAAGCAAAAGTAAACTTGTTAAAAAACTAGATAAAATATTTAGTATATATGTAAGGTTGTTTAATGCTGACAAGAATGGAAATTGCAAATGTATTACTTGTGGTAAACAACAACACTATAAACAACTACATGCAGGACATTTTATAAGTAGAAGGCACTTGTGTACAAGGTGGGATGAAAGAAATGTGAAACCCCAGTGTATATATTGCAATACTTACCAACAGGGTAGACAATACGAATTTAGTTTACAACTTGGTAAAAAGTTATCACAAGATTTATTAAAAAAAAGTAAAGAAGTTTGTAAGTTTGCACCAAGTGATATTGAAGAATTGATTAACCACTACACTACAAAGGTTAAGAATATTACTTAATGTTTCTTATTTATAATTGTTTAGTTTAAATGTGGGGGTATGAAAGTACCCCTTTTTTTATTTGCTATATTTTTTGTAACTTGGTTAATAATTTTAAAATAAATAATTATGGATAAAACACAAATGTATATTATAAAACAAAGTTCTATAAAAACAGCTTTTGAATTTTATGGACAATGCAGCAATACAGGTTGCAAATACAGTAATGCTACTACAGAAGATGCTTTTAAGTTAGCAGATCAAATAGTAGATTGGGTAATAGGTAAGGGTGCAACAAATACTAATATAGTAGATGACCTACCTAAAGTACCTGATGAACAAAAGAAGTGGTTAAACAGAGGTACACCTGAATATAGTGCTATGATAGAATATAGAAAAAAAGGTGGTAGTGTAAAACAAATTAGAAACCAGTTTAAAGTAAGTAAAGAAATTGAAACAGAATTATCAAAAATATAAATATGTACAAAGTAGAAGGACAAATACAGGAAATACAAGATTTGCAAAAGTTGGAAGGCAATACAGGGTTGAACCAAGTGCAAACAATGATACTAAAGACAGAGGATAAATACCCTCAAGAACTACCTATTGAATTTTGGAATAAAGCAATAGAAAATTTAAGCCAATATAAAGTAGGTGATAATGTTTTAGTAAGCATGAATGTAAATAGTAATAAATGGAAAGATAGATTCTTTGTAAAGCTAAAAGGTTTTAAAATAGAAACTGGTAATGAAGTTACCAATACAGAACAAAACCCTGACAGGGAAATAGAGGTAAATCCACCATTTTAATTATAGGGGGGTTTTTACCCCCTTTTTTTATGATAATAAGAGCAACTGAAATAAAAAACAAACTACTAGATATAAAGTTTGGTAGGGTTAAGGAAGGTTTAAAAATTGGTATACCTGAAATAGATGAATACATAAGGTTAAAACTAGGTGGTAATACTACACTTCTTATAGGTCATGCAAACGTAGGTAAAACAAGTGTAGCAATTTACTTACTAACTGTATGGGCTGTACTACATAAAACTAAAACACTTATTTGGAGTTCTGAAAATACAGTAGATTCTATAGTAAGAAAAATTATAGAATTTAAAATGGGTAAACCTATAAGCATGGCAAGTGAAGTAGAAATACAAACTGCACTAGGTTGGTGTGATGACTACTTTAAAATTATAGATGTAGATGAATTGTACACCTATAAAGATTTACTAGCAGAAGCAAATGCAATTAAAGATGCGTGGGATTACAATTTATGTTTAATTGATCCATACAATAGTTTAGCTAAAGAACCCCAAGATATTAAAAGTTTAGGTGGGCATGAATATGATTACATGGTTCTTACTGAATTAAGATTATTTGCAAAGAAAAGGGGTATAAGTTTGTTTTTAAATTGTCATGGTAATAGTGAAGCATTAAGAAGAACACACCCAAAAAGCCATGAATATGAAAATTTACCAGTACCTTTAGGTATGGCAAGTATAGAAGGTGGGGGTAAGTTTGGAAATAGATTTAACGACTGTTACTGCATACATAGATATACAGGACACCCTACTGAATGGATGTACACACACCTGCATGTTTTAAAAGTAAAGGAAACAGAAACAGGTGGTAGATGTACACCATTTGAACAACCAGTTAAAATACGAATGAAAATAAACAACGTAGGATTTGAATTTGCAGGGCAAGATATACTGCATAATAAAAAGAATATTAAACAAGTAGTGTTTTGATACATATAATAATATCACTTTTAATATTAACTACAGCAGCTATGTACTGGAGTAATTTAGTAGATGGTAGTGTAAGCATTGCACCAATTATAGGTTTGATGTTTGGCTGTTTATATTCCTACCAACAATTTGAAGAAGAAACTGAATATACCTTACAATTTTGTTTATTTATAGTTAGTATTACAGTAGAATGGAAAAGTACAAATGGATTGAAATAGTAGCCAAGAAACATAACGACTGGATTAAAATAGTTAATAGTTTTGGTGAATATAATTACGCTGAAGATATAGTACAGCTTTCTTATTTAGCACTTATGAGATATGCAAGTGAAAACAAGGTAATAAAAAACGGAAAGGTAAGCAGGGGTTATATGTACTTTACACTACGTTCACTTTTTTACCAGTACTACAACAAAAAGAAAAAGGTAAGAAAATACAGTATAGATAATGGTGAATACGATATACAACTACCTTACCAAGACAATATAGAAGAAAACGAAGCGTACCACAAAATTTGTAATTTAGTAGATAACATTACAGATAACTGGCATTGGTATGATAAAAAACTATGGAAGTTATACAGCCAAACAGATATGAGTATAAGAAAACTTGCAAGTGAAACTAAAATAAGTTGGGTAAGTATATTTAATAGTTTAAAACATTTAAAGAAAGATATAAAAGAAAAACTTTCTGAAGATTGGGAAGATTTTAAAAATAATGATTTTGATAAAATAATATAGATATGGCAAAGAAGAATTACAAAAACTACAAAAAGAAGTACAATAAAAAAAGTAAAGGTGTTGGTGATAC